CCACTACTTCCAGAAGACCCACTACTTCCAGAAGTTCCACTACTTCCATCCATTCCACTAGATCCAGAGGATCCACTACTTCCAGAAGATCCACTACTTCCAGAAGATCCACTACTTCCAGAAGTTCCGCTAGATCCAGAAGATCCAGAAGATCCACTACTTCCAGAAGATCCACTACTTCCAGAAGTTCCGCTAGATCCAGAAGATCCGCTAGATCCAGAAGATCCAGAGGATCCACTACTTCCAGAAGATCCACTAGAACCAGAAGATCCACTAGAACCAGAAGATCCACTAGAGCCAGAAGATCCAGCGTTTCCTATCAAAGATACAGACAAGAAACAAAGACTTCCATCATTCACATCACTCCAACCATTTGGATCATTCCAACCATTTTCATCAATTGGAGTTACATCTAAAGTTCTCCACGTTCCTTCATCTGTTTGTCCCGTAACATAAAATCTAACAAAATGACTTTGATCTGTATATTCATATATCGTAATGATAGATTTATTTGAGTTCGATGAAAGAGTTAAACTATCTAGTAGAGCGGAAGCATTATTACTACTAGAGTCTGTTTCACTAATTCTTACTTCAGTAACGCTAGAAAAAGTTTCATTATCAAATCTAAATAAACCTGAACCCGGATTTCCTCCCGTACCTGAACTACTGTAAATCCAAAAATTTCCATAGCTATTAGCACCGCTAATTCCGCTACTTCCAGAAGATCCACTAGAACCGGAAGATCCACTACTTCCAGAGGATCCACTAGAACCGGAAGATCCACTAGAACCGGAAGATCCACTACTTCCAGAGGATCCGCTAGATCCAGAACTGCCGCTTGTACCAGATGAACCGCTACTACCAGATGAACCGCTACTACCAGATGAGCCACTTGATCCACTACTCCCAGAAGTTCCGCTAGATCCAGAAGATCCAGAAGACCCACTACTTCCAGAAGATCCACTACTTCCAGAAGTTCCGCTAGATCCAGAAGATCCATCTGCTCCAGAAGTTCTTTTATGTAATTCTCCGTTAGTATCAACAACGAGAAAATCAGTTAAATTTTCATCAGTATCTAAAGTATCTATAGTTACTTTGCCAGCTACGTGTAATTCCGTATCAGGATTTAATGTATTTATACCTACATTTCCGCCATAATCAAAAGTAACATGAGTTCCTCCTTCGTTTGCAAATTTTAATTTACCAGTAGATGCATCATTTGTTATTGACCAATTAACAGGACCACTACTTGGGCCAGTAGCGCTAGTACTATAAAATTCTAATACAGGATCTTCATTTTCAGAAGCAGCTATTCTTGCATAAACTGTATTATCTCCAGATACTTCAAAATTTCTTGTTTGACCTGTTGTTCCTACGCCAACTAATCCATCTCCTTGCCAAGACATTATAGCCTGTCCAGACACCCAACCATCAGCTTCTGGATTTATTGTAGATACGTATAAATGACTTTCAGGCCCACTAGCAGAATTAAAATTACCAAAAAAACCAAAATTAGTTCGACCATCAGTAACAATTCTTTTAAAAGCTAACAATCCTTCTTTATCGTCTGTACCACCTAGTATATTAACTTTCGAAGCTAACCCTGATACAGCTCCAGCTAATCCAACTTTCGAAGCAGACAATTTAAGCGGAACATTTCTAGCATTTTGAGAGTAAGTTAAAAATTCTGCACTACTTCCTAAACTGCCAACTAGACCAACGCCAAAAGATGATTCTATACCAAGAGCAGGTTTAGAACCCGCTTGCGTGGGAACAATAAATTCTATACCAGCCACAGTTTCAGGATCAGTAAGAAAAGGGTTTTCAACAGCAATAAAAGTTCCGCCAACTGGACCAGTGGCGGTTGGTGCTTTAAAATAAGCTACATAATTTGTATCCCCCGCAGACCCTGAGTCCCCACTCACATGTAAAGTATAATCAGGGTCAATGTTTATCCCAGCTCTAGAATTGGCAATATCTACATAAACAGTATCGTCAGCGACTGCTCTATTAGAAGAGTTACCTACAAATAATCTACCTTCATTTAAATTAGGAGTAGCATTTGATCTACCAGCACCCATGATTTTGACGCTACCAACTGTAGCGTCTTGTCTAGTAACCTTAGCTATCTTTTGTATCTGAGCAGATTCTCCTGCTGGAGCTGTGCTAACTAATTCACCAGCAGTTGTACCAACAAATAGCTCTGTGCCTTCAGTCCAACTAGAAGTGTCAATATTAGAAAGAGTTCCAAAAGTATATATAGTGATATCTGATCCAGATGAAGCTGTTTCTGCTGCAATACCAAATGCTGGCATTTTCGACGCATCATCTGCATCCGCTAAAGATACAACGGTTTTATTTCCACTAATTCCAGATATATAAACAGCTTGACCTTTAGAAATATTTTCTCCAGCGTTGGCTTTAAATACTACAGCGCCTCTTAAATCTCCTATAAATTCTTCAGCTTCTACTCTACCATTAACAGTTAAAGCTTCAGCTAAAGTTGTTGTCCCAATTCCAACACTAGTGCCATCGTCATAAATAATACCAGTTGTTAGAGTATCTTCGTCAGACCATTTAGTAACATAGTTAGCCGTTCCGCTACCACCAACACCGGACAATACGTCTTCAATTTGTTTCCATTGAGGGCCATTCTCTTCGGATGTCAATACATAGCCAGCTTGACCTGTCGTATTATTATAATCATAAAGGTATCCACTAATTTGAGCATCACCATTTACATGCAGCTTATGTTGGGGCACCACACTACCGATCCCAACATTTCCATCACCAGAAATAATAAATCTAGTGAGGCCACCTTTTTTCATTACAAAATTATTGTCAACTGCACCTATCTTTACCGCATTGTCACTTGAATCTATATCTTTAAATTCTACATAACTTCCTGTTTCACTAGTTTGAAAAACAGAAGATGTAACATCAGTAGAGTAAACATGAAATTGATTAGTAGGAACAGTTGTATTAATTCCTAAATTTCCGTCATAATTAAAAGTAGCTACATCTCCAGCACTAGGATTATTAAATTTTAAAGAACAACCATCAGTTCCTTCATTATATAAAGTCCACTTAACAGCACCGTACGGACCGCTAGATCCTACATTCCTAGCTCCTCCAGCATGTAACTCTAAACCTGCATCATAACCACTTGGAGAGGATATTCTAGTATAAACATTATTAGTAATACCTGCTGTTGGTTGAGTGGAACCATAATCTCCCGTGCCCTTTACTTCTAAATATCTTGCTGGATTTGTTGTATTAATTCCTATTTTATAAGCTTCGTCTTCATATATAGCAGAATGCGTTATTCTACTTGTGTATTCTTGGCCAGACCCACTAAACTTAGGAATATAACCACTTATCCCAGAACCTCTTACTTCATCTCTATAAAATTGACTAAACGCTCCGTAAAATGCTCCGCTAGTAAAAACTACAGAATTAGACCAATCAGAATAAAAGTCATCAGTATATGACCTTACTTTTATTTCATAATTTCCACTATTTGTAACAGGAATAACAATGCTTGGCTCGACTATACTTACAACGTCACAAGATCCAGTTCCAGTTGGGTATGTATAATCTATTCTTTCGGCTACAAGCACTCCGGTGTAATCATCATGATATTCTATTCCAGTTATATACTCATAGCCGGTTCCAGCTTGTTGATAATAAGATGCATATTTTCCTGACTCAGGAAGAAACTGAAAAGAATCTTGATCATTGTCATAATAATAATTTAAATACAACTTATTAGAAGCTAAAGATCCACTGGCAAAATCTATTCGTTTAAGATCATTCGCTGCGCCAGTCCCGAAAACGCCAGAAGGAAATTTACCTTTTGTATCAAGAAATATGCTATGATCAACCCATTTAATACCACTTGCGCCAGAAGGAGAAAAAACTGGATCATAATTTTGACCAGAATAATATAAGTTTTTTAAACTTCCTGCATAATTTGCCCTAAAAGCCCCGGACCCATAAGATATATAAGCTATATCAGTAGTTACGTCATTTGTTGGATAATAATATTTAGAAGAATCTGCTTTTCCGCTTTCAGAAACACATACCTCATAATTAACTAAATTAGTTTTAGGGCTAGCTGCCCAATGTAAAAATACGCCCCCATCAACATGATTGTTATAATCATCATAATTATAAACTAATCCGCCACTTATAATATGAGCCTTGTCATCTAATACAGATTGATCAAAATTACTTGATTTAATCTGGCCTAAATAATAACTTGCCCCTGTTCCGTATAAATCTGAAGCAATTAAATTATAATGATATCTTGTATTTTTTTTAGGATAATAAATTATATTTTTTGTTGCTCTGTAGCTTTTTATATCTACAAAATCATCAGTGTTTTCAAAAGGAATATCAAAATCATCAGAAACATATAAGTTATAGCTTAATAAATTTTTACTACCAGATACAGAAATATTAATTTTATCATCAACAGTTACATCAACACCGCTAAAAGAATTTTGAGGATATTTAAGATCAAATACGGCATAATCAACATTATCATTTAAATCTATTACAGATAGTTTTAATTTAAAATTTCTTAGATCTGCTGCACCACTTGCACCATCAGCCAGAGTAATCGCTAAGTTTTGAAGATTTAAATCATCAACATTTAATACGTTTTGTTTTTTGTTTATATCAAAAAACTTCAATACCTGAGGACCCGCACCAAGCAAATCTAAATTTAAATATTTTACGCTTGATAAATCGTTGCCCAAAGCTTCATTCGTCAAAGAATCATAAAGCTCCCAACTAATATTATTTCTTTTTATTGGGCTAAGAACGCCGCTCGCGGAAATTGTTCCTTCAGGTATGCCACTGTAAGAAGTATAAACATCTCTTATATCAAAAGTGCCAGATAAATTTCTTATCTTTATATTGACATTTGATGAATCTATTGAGTTATCTATAATCATGGCAGTAATTCGTAATCTTTACCTATTTTATACACTGTTATATCTATGGCTGATTCTCGATAATCTTTTCTAGAATAAACTACTGTATATTGAGTTTTTTCATCTTCCTTTAACCACCTAAACGATACTCTTTTTCCGCACAAACTAAAAGAAGCCAGCAAACCTATAATATCCTTGTCTTGCTCTGAAGTTATAACCTCTCTATTTAAACATTCTGAATAAAAAGAAGATAAAGAAAGAGTCGCTGAATAAAAAGTTTCAGCATAAGAAGATCTTTCTAAAGACTCTGCGCAAAAAAGGTAATCATAATTTGACGTATATTCTCCTTTAAAACCTCTTTCAGGGCCATCTCCTAATAAAGCTTCGTAAAGAAAATCTATATCTTGCTTTATATAAGATTCATCTCTATTTTCAAAAGAAGTCGAGTCATTAACTTTAGACAAAAGATCTGTAGGTATAAAATCAGTTTTAGATAGTTCTTCATTAGCCTGTTCGTCTACCATAGCCGGGATAACTAAAGGCTTATCAAATTCCATGTAATCAAATTTACTAATATTATACTCAGAAGCCATTATCTCAAACTCACCATTTTCTTTCTCTTTTATCTGAGCAATTCTATATTCCTTAAAGTAAGTTAAATCTGAACCATATTTTTCTTCAAAAAACCATAAAGAATTATTTCTTATTTGAGCGAAAGCTTGTTTATCTTCTAGGGTTGGCAACTGCAAGGTCACTTGAGTTCTAAAATCATCGTCAGTTACGGATACCTCTACTTCATTAACTACAAAATTATATAAATATCCTTTTTTAGTTTGATCTGAGGAGATAACTTTTAAATCATCTAGCTCCGCTCTAGCAATTTGAACGCTAATTGCATCATTAGGTTTTATAAAATCATATTTGTTATCTAAAGTTAAACTGTAATTAACTGCATCAATACTTTTTATTCTTCCTGCTTTAGGTCCAGATAATTTATACTGGTCTGAGATTTTTATAATATTTCCTACATTCAATAAAGAAGCTTCTTGCCCGGTAGTGAAAGACACGATATCTCTTTCAATTTGATTAGTTAATAAAAACCATCTACCGATTCTTCTTGCTTGAGTTTCAGATGTTATACCAAAACCTAAAATTTCTCTTTCTATATAACCGTAATCTCTTATACCTCTATAATCTTCTACATATATGGTTTTGTCTCTAAAATTATCCGTCTCATCAGCATAAACAACTTTACAAACAGTAAATCTATTATCTTTAGAAGATCCAGCATAACCAAAAACTCCATCTTTTACATTTTTGTTAGTAAAAGCATAAACTGGAAAATCTTTTTTATCTGAAGAAAAATTAACAACAAAGTTATTCCAGTAAGCTATGCCTCTAAAAATACTTGCTATATTATTAACCAAGTCAAATATTTGAGTGTCTTCAGTTAAATATATATTAGCTCTAAATCTCGGCTCTAGCAGATCTAAGTAACCTTCTGCAGAAAACACAATATATGCTAAACCCGATTCTGGCACATAATAAAGAAGCTCTTCTTCAGTGAAAAAAGGTAAATCATCCGCATCTAGAAAACTCATTGTAGAAGTATTTTCTAGCCCTTGAGAAAATTTAGATAAAGGAGAAGAAGTATTATCTCTTAAAACATCTGAATATTGCCTTCTAATTATTTCTTCAGAATCTAAACCCTCTAATTGATTTTCATTTCCTGAAAAAGATCCTCTTATCTTATCTGCGCCCATCATTTTTGCTACATAAATCTGGCGCTTCACTCTATCTATTCCAGTTAAATAACCCTTGAAAGATTTAAAATAATACTCCCTAGAAACAGGATCATAAAATTTTAAATTTAATAAAGAAACAACTGTTTTTTCTCCATTAGCTTGGTTTACGGAAAAAACTTCTTCGAAAGAAACTCCAGCTAAATCACTCTTATCACCGTCCCAACTTATACATACAGTGTTTCTATTCCTTTCTTTTCCCCCTATATCACATATGCCTATACCTACATATTTAGACGCATTATTGGTGGCAACCATTCCATCACAAAATTTAGCTATTTCATATGCTGACCATTTATTAAGAAAATAAGTATCTTTTGTGTATTTACCTAAACCATACCTTTGGTTTGATAATATATCATACAAAATCCAAGCTGGGTTATCAGTCCACCTTAATACTGGATCAAACTCCCCATTCCAAGCTCCCCAATACTCTTTTGTTTCCGGGTCGTAATTATTAGGCACTTTTACTTTTAAAAGCCTTAAATCATAACTTCTATTAGGAATTTGAGAAACGCTTCTGGCATCTATTTCATTTAAAGCTACCGCAGAAAAAGGATAATAAAGTTTAGCTTTATGAACCTCTGTAACAGAAACCATGCTTACGTTTTTTTGATGTTTTGCATTTTTTGGGCTAATTCTTTTTGTAAAATTATATATCTGAACAACCGGAATTCTTTTCATATTAAAATCCGAAACATCCAAATATAAATCAAACTGATAAGGCGCAGTAGCAACACCTCTAACATTATGACTTAAATACAGTACAGATTGCGGATCGTCTTTATATCTTATGGAGATGCCAAAAGTAGCATGGTTTTGCCTAGTATTACCTTTTTTATCTAAATAAGAAAGAGAATTAACTCTAAAAGTTAAAATTAAATATCTTGTATTTGTATCTTTTATTTCATGAGTTATACCAAAACATTCTGCGAATCTAGCTGGAGTAAATAATTTATCATATATTGCTTTAGCTTCCGCGTACGTTCGCTCTCTATATCTCTTATTTGAACCAAAATTTCCAGTTATCTCAACTAAGGGCCACCCGTATTCAGGCTTTTCCTTTGTGGCGGCATTAATTCTTTTATTAGCAATAGAAAGAGCAAGTGTTGTATGCATATATGGCGTATTTCCAGCCTTAGTTACTAAATCAGGCAATGTTCCAGCTAAACCATAAAAAGGTCTTTCATAACTATAAGAAACACAAGAATTTGTATAAGAAAAATCTGCTTCGTCTTGAAAAGCTAAAGGCTTTGTGGGTGATTCAAAAGACTCTTGAACTGAAGAGCCGAAATTCATATTGACACTCGCTAAATTATAATTAAATAAATCGGTATCACCATCTTTGACAACTATATCATTGTAATAAACCCCCTTCAATAAATGATCATTGTTGTTCTGAAATCTATTTGGTAAAACTTTTTGACCGTATCTGTTAACTGGACCGTCAATAGGACCCTCACCTATTAAATCTGTTATAAAAATTTTTCCAGCAGACTCTAAAGGCGTATGTGCCGCTTTTAAAGGTTTTGCATAAGTTAAAAAGCTACCCGCTTTTTCTAACTGATCTAATATTCGCTGTCCTTCTGCCATGCTCTAATAATTTCTAAAAATTCGTTCTCAATATAACTAAATATTCACTAAATCTCTATTTACCTGCATCACATTCACAACCGGTGGAGCAACCCTTAATCTGCCATACCCCATCGGTATAGGCGTATTTCTGGCAGCTATATTTGTTTTTCCCGATATTATATATGAAGAGGTTTTTAGTTGTTTTGGATCTTTAGGGGTCATCATTTTAGCAACTAACATACTGATAGCCATAGAAACAACTATCATTATTATCATTTTTACCATGAAAATAGCAAAAGCTGGAGCACACATCGCAACAACTGGTATTACTTCTATGTTTTCACCTTCTTTAACTCTTTTATCTAAAACTTCAGAGCTTTCTACAGCTTTTCCATCAACCACAAAATAGCAACCATCTAAATCTTCCAGCATTCTTTTTCTTATCGCTGAATAATTTCTTACATTTGCCTGTAAAAATTCGCAAATTTCTTTCCAAGAACTAGCTTTTACTGAGTAAGTTTTCTTACCCAGCGCTTTTAGTATGCCATGAAAAGTAATTTTTTTCATATTTAGTATTTACACTTAAAAACTTCTTGCTATCTATTATATATATTAAAGAGTCAAGATTATAAACTTTTATGAATTTTAAGTCGTTTTCTGAAGCTTTTTCATTATTTATATGAGAATGAAAACAGAATAAAATATCGTTTTTAAAATTAATAATGTCTAAGTAAAAATCATGAGGAGGAGCGTAAACTTCAGAATGAAGATGTACTGATTGGAAAAACTTTATAGAAAAATCTTTTTTAACATACCCACCGCTTTCAAAAGGATCATTTTTTATAGAATTATAAGCTATTTTATCGTATATTTTGTTAAGTTCTGTAGTCATACGGTCTTGTGCCGGGGAAACCTCCGTAAGGCAATGGAGCTGATTCGCCACCTATTTCATCGCTTTGCTGCTCAACATATTCGTGCCACCGTATTTTACATCCTTCTAAAGTTTTAGAGCATTCATCTTTCACCCAATTGGCTCTATCAAATTTTGGATTAGTTTCTTTCCCACTAACTGTACCTGTATTTATACAGATATAATAATCTCCTACTAAATCATCCGAAGAAGGCTGCACACTTTCTTTTGAAAAATCATAAGAAAAAATATTTTGAACAAGAACAAAATCTCCAGCACTGTAAATTTTTCCAGTTTGCCAAATACCTTTATTAGAAATTCCCTCTATATTATATTGTTTATTATTTAAAAATTTTCTATTATAAACATCAGCAACAGGAGCTCCAACATTACGAATTGTATTGTTTCCTACTTTTTGAACAAAATTATTTCTTTTGCCATAACAACAGCCAGCGCCCCTATAGACAAAAGAGCATAAATTATCATTTATTTTTCTAGCAGGTAAAAACACATTCTCCATATCTAAAGGAGAAGAAAGTTCAAATTCTACAGAGTATTTAGTTTCTGATTTTTTATTATTTATTATGTATGTATCAGTAAAAAAACTTGGCCCGTAATCAGGATAACTCCACTTATTCTTAAAGCCGTAAAATGGATTTAAATTATCAGGAAAATTAACATCGTCTAAATTTCTTGCTAATATTTTTGTTCTTCTTATATAGCAGTTGTTTAAGTCATTTTTGTTTTTGATGTAATCACTAACTAACCCATTAATATTTGCTATAACTATTGTAGGCCTAGGCAAAGCGCCCGAAGAATTAGTTTCAGCCCCAGCAAATTGTATAGGACAAGCTAAATATTCATTTCCTTCATAAATTAAATTTGCATTGAAATTTTTACCTGCATGTAATCTAAGAAAACCAACAGATGCATCTATGTAAACTTCGAAAAGCTCCATATAAGTATCTGGATCTAAAGATAAGAGATCTCTTACTTGTGAAATATCTGACATAAATTATTCTTTCGTTAAAGCTTGTGCTGGACCATAAAGTGGAATTTGATTTGTCATGCTTTCATCATAATGTATTCCCGATGCAGTGATCTCTGAAGGAAATAAACTTTCATTTAAATATGCAGTGTACGCCCCAGTGGGAGGAGTAACAGCCCCACCAAAAACAGCTTTCTTAGAGTATTCTGATTTTAAATTTTGATAAATTATTTCTATCGCAGCTTCCATGGCTCCATTACTGCCATCACCAGTATCTATATAAGCTAGAACATCGTAAACATTTAATTTTACAGCATCAAATAATTGATTGTTATTAGTTATGTTGGCACTCCATTTTTTTTGCGCAACAGAAGAAGGCAACTGACCACCATCTACATAATCATTTTCAGGGCAAAAATTTCCAAAATAAATAAATTGAGTCCCCGCTGCTGCCGTCCCTGCTGAATTAAAAGCTGAAGGCGCTACAAAATTAGATGACCAATTATGAATCCCATTCATACCCCAAAAATATGTATTAGTTTTAGTATTGAAAGCATGATGCATGATCATAAATTTATTTCTGCTTTTAGCGTAATCTCTATCGTAATTATCATAAGGTAAATATTTATAATCTTCATCATAAATGCCTCTTTGAATTTTAAAATCATCTATTTTAGTTAAAGTAGCGCTAGCAATAAGTGATTCTTGATAATTACTATCTATGGTATTTATTACCTTACTTGTTAAACCAAGCTTGAAGTCATTGACTCCAAAACTATCATTATATATTTGCAATCTATTTTCTTTTTCTATAACTCTATAATCATTAGCATCTGACTCAGTTGGATCATAGGAATCATAATACCTATAAGTATCAAGCGAAAGAGTTTTGCCCCTAGAATCTCTAAAAAATCCACTTGCAGTTTCAAAAGCAGACGTGCCATCGTCTATAAAATATCTAGTTAATATAGAAAAATCTAATCTAGCTCTATTATACTTGTCGATCTGATTAAAAGTATCTGATTTTTTCCTACTTCCGTTCACGACGTAAGGGTTACTATTAGGAATAGAAGTTTTATTGTTATAATAAAATTCAAACATAGAATCCATAGATCCGCTTCTATATGAATTTAGGTAATCATCATCAATCTGCAAAGGAGGATCTAATTTTCTATCTTTATCATCATAATCAATCTCACAAACATAAAAAACTATTAAATTATCCCAAGCTGCTGCTCTTGTGTCATCAAGCACTCCTAGACCTTGAGTCGGACCCCTAGTATAATCAAAATTTGTTTGCACCCCTGATATAGGCAACCTAAAATAACTATTACTTGGCATTTGAAAATAATAAAGATTTTCATCTTTGTATTTATCAGCTCCAATAAACCCAACATTGTCATCATGCATTAATAAATGCCCAGAATTTATCTCAGCTCCATTTCCAGCCATGTATATTAACCCCGGCTGATTAGTAAAAGTTGAGGAAGAAACTTTATGAGTGGTTGTGGCATTTATAGTTGATCCATCTATATCATCTATTCTGCAAGAAGCGTTAAAACCTAAACCACTGCCGCTCAAAAAAATATTCATTCCGGTAAAGTTATACTGCGGAGTTGGAGAAAATGAAGTTCCATCAACATAAGCTATGTTAGTTATGTTAACGTTTTGAGTAGTAGCGTTATAAGTAAAATCACAACCAAACCTTAATCCCGAATAAGGATAAGGCGACATTCTCCTAACCGCTTTGCAATTTATACCTTCTCTTCCATAAATACCTTTTTGCGTATTACCTAAAGCATTATCTATGTTTACTGATGTTTGAGGTTTATAACTTATATTTAATTTGCCGCTCATCGGGACAACGCTTCCATCGCCTCTTGTTGAGCCAGTTAAATATTTTATTGCAAAACCAGCGTTAGACTGATCCCCCATTACTTGAAAAATTTGTTTCTCATTCTCAAAATCTGCAGGATAATTATCTAAATTTTCAGTATTAGACGTGTCAAACACTGTGTCGGGCACACTCATTATAAAATCTTCTGAGTCATCAGTGAAAAAATCTATTTCCTTTTGTTTAGCCCATCTTTTTTTTGTGGATTTTTTTCCAAGAGATCCCCCATCCCCACCTTGGAAGTAAAAAGCCTTACTTACTTCTAAGCTCGCATTAGGTGTAGGTATAACATTTACAGGTATAGGCACATACGATAAATCGTATTCACTTAATAAATTATAGCTAACTAAAAAAGGCATAATAAAATTATCTAACTATCTTGCACATTGTTAATTTCATCATCTAAAACTTCTGTTCCTGCCTCATCTGGCAAAGAAAACATTTTCTCTTCTAATGAAGTTAAAATCGCCATCTTATAACCAGCAGAACCAGCTAAATAAGTAGGAGCTTCTACCATTCGTTTAGAGTTTACATCTATTCCTTGTAAATTATCTTTTGCTAACCCAGCACCTAACCCACCGTATATTTTATTGTAATTTTCAAAAAATTCTTCATTTAATTTTCCTTCTGGATATGGCAAAAAGTTTTTCATAAAATCCGCTTCAGCAAAGTCTTCTTTATATTGATCAAGAATACCGCTTACATCCAAATGAGAAAAACTATGACCTCCGCCTCCACCTCCACCTATTATAGTTGATTCGTCTACAACTAAATTTATATCCCCCGAAGCACACACATAAATAGCAGTGTTTCCGTCCAAACCTTCGGCTCCACCAGCGCCATAAACACCAACTCCCCTCATGTTTATTTCTAGACCTGAAACCATTGGGCTATAATCTCCAGTTATAATCATAGACCCTAAATATTCTGAATCTACACCACTAGATCCAATTGATGTTTGAGGTGATATATTTAAAACCACTCCACTGTAAAATTCAAAATTATCTGAGTAAACCCCTCTATCTCTTACTTCGTTATAAACATTTAAGTTATAATAATAAAAATCATAAAAATCTAGATATAAAAATATTTTACCATAACTTATAGGCACTGGAGCAATAGTATAGCCATCTTTTACATCATCATTTTTTATATTTCTGTCTTGCGCCCAAACACCAGTTGAGTATGTGTATTTAGATTGAGCACTGTATGTTGTATTTATTCCTCTTACCCTTATATAGTAGTCTCTATCAAGCTCCAAATTATCAAAGTAAGTTTCGTACCTATCAGATAAACCGCTTAAGTTTCCGTATAAGTTTCCATTTATAACTCCACCTAATAAACCCGGATCAGCTTTTTCTACACTTACAGTTTTACCTGTTTTTGTAGAGAAATTAACTTGTTCAGAAATATCAATTTCAAAACTTTCAAAAAAGTAACCAGTTGAAGGAGGCCTCCAAGAAGTTGTTATTTTTAAAGCATCATTTACTGCATCATATGATGGGCTCGATATACAATATTTGTTAAATCCCAGCCAGTCTGAATTAGGGCCTGTCGGAAAGTTAGTACCATCTATAGTATCAGATCTTCCCGTCAACTGAATAAAAATATTAGGGCCTATCTCTCCGTTTTCAGGAGAATATTGTTCTATGTAATGATTAGCTATATAGTTAGTCGGACCTGAAACATCCAAACTATTATCAGGCCCACTACCAAACAAATCTGTTATATAAAAAGTATAAGACAAAGCTCCACTATCAAAAGTAGAAACTATTTTTTTATTTACTTCAGAATCGTCGAGAACAAATATATCTGCAAACTCTTTGTCAACCTCGTCTCGTATAAACATAGGCTGCATTTCATATAAATTATCAGTGCTGCCGCTATTAAATAAATGTTTCGTCTTTGTTACCGCAAAGCCTGAAGGCACATAACCAAAATCAACAGAATAATCAGGAGTTCGAGGAGTTAAATAAGTATTGAACCTAGCTGATTCTTTTAACCCATAAAGAGTTTCTACAAAAGTAGCTGAAATGCTGTTATTATCTTTATAATTGTAAGTATGATTCCACCTTGGGCAAAAAAATGTTCTTTTACCAGTTAAATTAGGTACTCCGTCAAACTCAAAAGCGTCAATACCGTTTCTTTCTTCGAGGTAATGCAACAAAGCTTTAGCTTCTTTATCGCTTCTTTTCGTGAACTGCAATTGATAACCCATTAAATTAGGGTTTTCATTATCGTTTTGCATTAAATAAAATCTATCAAGTTGATTTTTGTAATTTCTAGTAGTCAACTTAACAGTGTTAGACATGTCTGGCTTAAAATAAAAATCTTTTGTCCATAACACTGATCTACTCACTTTTTCCAACAACCCTTGACCGTTAAAAATAGTCCCGGTCATAAACCAAGTTCCTCTTTCAGCTAAAGTTCCAGCTTTTGAAAAAATGTAATCATGGGTATTATAAGTTCTAGTACTATCATAATCTTGATCAGTAGTATTAGCTATCAACTTACCTTTCCAATCTAAATTGCTTATAAAAGGAGCTTGTACATTTACTGTTAAAGTGTTAACATCAGCATAAGTGTACTGATAATCTATATCAGAAATATAAGCTGGAACTGTTTTATTGTAAGGCTCAAATAAAGTTAAGTTAACTTTTTTTAAACCCTCTGAAGAAACGTTTTCTTCTTGGGTTTGATTGTTTTGATAAAAATGAGAAATGCTTTTAGCTTCTAAGTCAGTTATGCCATTGAACATAAGCTGACCCTGCATAGATAAAGAGTTTTCATTCTTAGAAACATTATAAACATAACTGTCTCCAAAATAAATAGAATATAAGTTACTTTGAAAACTTACGCTAGACCCATAACTTGGCGTGTAATTCCAATCCTGAGTCCACCTAAAAGCTGAATTATCAGGTCTAGCATAAAAATAATTTTCCCCACTGGGAATATCAAATTTAGAATAATAATAACCTGTTGCAAAAGGCGCTGACACAGTTTCTGCTTGCCCGTTTGCGGTATAACTGCCGGGATTCATACCAGTATAATATACAGGCTGGTATTTTTTTAATTCTATACCAGTTTTATATACAGCAATATCAGATACTTTTATTCTAAAATCATTTATAGCTTTCAT